CAATTATGTCATCACAAATAACTACAGCATTTGTACAGCAGTATTCTGCTAACATACAAATGTTATCTCAACAAATGGGATCATTATTAAGAGACAAAGTCAGAGTTGAAAGCGTTGTAGGAAAAAACGCATTCTTTGATCAAATTGGATCAGTAACTGCTCAATTAAAAGTGAGTAGACACGCAGACACACCTCAAATTGATACACCTCACTCAAGAAGAAGAGTATCACTTGCGGATTATGAGTTTGCTGATTTAATAGATCAACAAGACAAAGTACGTCTTTTAATAGATCCAACATCATCTTACGCTCAAGCCGCTGCTATGGCAATGGGAAGAGCAATGGATGACGTAATCATAGCTGCTGCAACTGGAGTTGCCTTTACTGGTGAAACAGGTGCAACAAGTGAAAATCCTCAAACAGCAATTGCTGTTGGTGGTACTGGTTTAACTATCGCAAAATTAAGAACTGCAAAACAGACTTTTGATTTAGCAAGTGTTGATCCCTCTATCACAAGACACATTGTTGTGGGACCTGAACAAATCAATAACCTCTTAGGAACAACTGAAGTAACTTCATCTGATTTCAATACTGTAAAAGCATTGGCAAATGGCGAAGTAAATTCATTCCTTGGGTTCAACTTTACTGTATCAAACAGACTTAGCAAAACAGGTAACAACAGAACTTGTATTGCTTTTGCACAAGATGGTATCACTCTAGGAGTTGGTAAAGATGTAAATGCTAGAATAGACGAGAGAGCAGACAAATCGTATGCAACTCAAGTTTACTATTGCATGAGCATTGGCGCTACTAGAATGGAACAAGCAAAAGTCTTAGGTATAGTATGTCAAGAAGCATAATAGAAGGAGAGAAATAATATGGCAAATTCGACACAATTCGCAAAGACACAAGACACACCTTCTGTAAAGTTGAGTACAACTGAGCTTCATGGAAGAGTAAGAATCGCTTATGCAGACTTTACTGCTGCAGGCGCACAAGAAACTATCAATTTTTTCAGGTTACCAGATGGTGCTAGAATAATTGGTGGAAGAGTAAATCATATCGCACTTGGTGGAAGTACAACTCTATCAGTGGGACACGCAGCATACGTTAATGCAGCAGGAACTACTGTTGCAGCAGATGTAGATGAATACAAGGCGGCTGCAGGTTCGACATCAATTTCAGCTTTCAACATTGCAGCTACTGCTGCTTTGGGTGAAAACTCAATTGTAGATGCACCAGACGGATTAGTTGTTACGGCAACTACTGCAGGTGGAAATGCAACTGGAAAAATTGAAGTCCAGATGACATACGTTCTTGATTAATAAATAAAAAAATTAAGTGGGGGAGCAATCCCCCATTTTTTAATATATAACCAATGGAGATAACATGAGCTTATACAAAAATATGAACGCAAGAAAAAAAGCAGGAACTTCAAGACCAAAATCTAAAAGTACAATCACAAAGAAAGCCTACTCAAATATGAAAGCTGGTTTTCCAAAAAAGAAAAAATCATAATCAATGGCATCAGTAGTAGACATTTGTAATGGAGCATTAAATCAATTAGGTGCTACAACAATACTTTCATTAACAGAAGATTCTAAAAACGCTAGACTTTGTAATGCAAGGTATACACAAATAAGAGATGCCTTATTTAGAACTCACTCATGGAACTGTATTCAAGTAAGAGCATCACTAGCAAAAGATGCAACAGCTCCAGCTTGGGGTTTTACCTCATCATTTACTTTACCCGGTGATTGTTTAAGATTGCTTTATATAGTTGATTTTGATTCTAATTATAAAGTAGAAGGAAGAAAAATTTTAAGCAACACATCAACAATGAAAATTTTATATATTTCAAGAGTTACCGACCCAAATGAATATGATGAATTATTAAGAGAAACTTTATCTGCTAATATAGCGGCTGACATTGCTTATGGAGTTACATCTTCTAATCCAGTAGCTCAAAATATGTATACAATATTTCAAGACAAATTAAGAGATGCTAGGTTTGTAGATTCAACTGAAGGTCAAAATAATTCGCCTGATCTTGGAATGACAGATTCAATACAAGCTAGTACTTTTATTAACTCAAGGTTTTAATAAATGGCACGAGTTGCAGTACAGCTTACTAACTTTACAGGTGGAGAACTTTCTCCAAGACTAGATGGTCGTAATGATCTAGCTAAATATTCAGCTGGATGTGCAACTTTAGAAAACTTTATTGTTTATCCTCATGGTTCAGCAGCTAGAAGATCGGGTACAAATTTTGCAGCTGAAGTTGCTAATAGTGCAACCAAAACAAGGTTAATGCCTTTTGAATTTTCTACTACACAAACTTATATGTTAGAATTTTCTAATTTAAAAATTAGAGTGTTTAAAGATGGGGGTTCGGTATTAGAAGGTAATAAAAATATATCAGCAATAACTAAAGCTGGTCCGGGAGTAATTACTTCTAACTCACATGGTTATGTTACTGGAAATGAAATTAAAATAAGAAGTATTGTTGGAATGACGGAGTTAAACAACAAAAAATTTTTAGTTGTTAGAATAAATGACAATACTTTTTCTTTAAAAAACAAAGATGGTGTGGCAATCGATACTACAAATTTTACTACCTATAATTCAGGTGGAGTTATGAATAAAGTTTTTGAAATTACTACAACTTATACAACAAGTGAATTATTTGATATTAAATTTGTTCAATCAGCTGACGTTATGTATTTATGTCATCCTGTACATCCACCAGCTACATTATCAAGAACAGGCGATACAACATGGACATTAGCAGATGTGGTATTTACCAAAGGACCTTTTCAAGATGCCAATATTACAGATACAACATTAACACCTTCTTCTGCTTCCACAGGATCAAGAACTATTACAGCTTCACAAGTAACAGGAATTAATAATGGTGCTGGTTTTTTATCTACTGATGTTGGAAGGCTTATATATTTTAATGATGGTTATGGAAAAATAACAGCTGTGGGTAGTACAACAAGTATTACAGTAGATGTCACTATAGCTTATGCAAATGCCAATGCTATTACCGCTTGGCAACTAGGATCATTTTCTAACACCACAGGTTTTCCAACTTGTGTTACTTTCTTTGAACAAAGATTAGTATTTGCAGGAACAATTAACCAACCACAAACTGTATTCTTTTCTAAGTCTGGAGACTATGAAAACATGGATGCTAACATTGGTGGAACTGTAGCAGATAGTGATGCTATTATTTATACCATTGCATCTAATCAAGTTAATGCAATTAGATTTATGACAGCAACTAGAACTTTGGTTATTGGTACAGCAGGTGGTGAATTTACAGTATCAGGGGGTGGAACAGATAGTGCTATTACCCCAACAAATGTATTAATTAAAAAGCAATCAAATCATGGTGCATCAAATTTAGATGCTGTATCAGTAGGTAACGTAACTTTATTTTTACAACGTGCTAGAAGAAAAGTAAGAGAACTTGCATATAACTTTGACGTAGATGGTTATTTAGCACCAGACATGACCATTCTTTCAGAACATATTACAGAAGGTGGACTAACACAATTAGCCTATCAACAAGAACCTAATCAAATTATATGGTCAGTTCGTGGAGACGGAGAACTTATAGGTTTAACATACCAAAGAGAACAAGAGGTTACAGCTTGGCACAGACATATCTTTGGTGGCATTACTGGCATACCTACAATTACAGTTACAGATTATGCAAATATTATAATTGGAACAAGAATTGTAATAACTAAATCAGATGGAACACAAATTACTTTTACCTCTACAACAGGTACTGCTTCTGCTCAACAATTTAAAAATGTAACTAATAATAACACTACAGCTACTAATTTAAAAAATTCTATTAACACTGCTAACAACACATCAAACACAGGAGTAACCGCAGTAGTTTCAAATAATATTATTACATTAACAGAAGCTGTACCAACAGGTTTAGGTTATTTAAGTATGAAAACTTTTGATACAACAAGATTAAAAGTTGTTAGTCAAACAAAAGCAGAATGTGAAAGTGTTGCCGTAATTCCTACAGACAATGATGAATACCAAACTTGGTTTATTATTAAAAGAACTATTGATGGAGTAACAAAAAGATATGTAGAATTTTTAAATACATTTAATTTTACAGCATCGGATAATACAACATTTAATTTTTTAGATAGTGCAGCATCATATAATGGCACAGCTGCTACTACAATTTCTGGATTAGATTATTTAGAAGGTCAAACAGTTCATATTTTATCTAATGGTGCTACACACCCAACTAGAGTTGTAGTTAATGGTGTTATCACTTTAGACAAAGCATCTACTAATGTTAAGGTAGGACTTGGTTATTCATCAATATTACAAACAATGAGAATAGATGCTGGTTCTCAAAACGGAACATCACAAGCTAAAACAAAAAGAATATATGAAATTACTTTAAGATTATTTGAATCTATTGGTGTAGAAGTAGGTGGTAGTTTAACAGACATGGAAAGAATACCTTTTAGAAAATCATCTAATGTAATGGATCAAGGAATACCCACATTCTCTGGGGATAAAACTGTAGAATTTAGAGGAGATTACAATACAGATGGATTTATTTTTGTTAGACAAACGCAACCTTTACCTTTAACTGTTTTATCTTTATACCCAGACTTACAAACTAATGATTAATAATAAATTAAATATATTACCTTATACTACTGAACATGGAAAATTTATCCTATCCTGTCAAATGAATCATAAAATTTTAGAACACGATAAAGAATATATAAACATTCAAGGAGATGCTAAAAATTTATTACAAGATAAATTAGCTTTTACAGGTGTAGTTAATGATAAACCTATTTTTGCAGCAGGTATGAAAATGGTTTGGGGTCAAGTTGCCGAAGGTTGGGTTATTGCTACAGATGAAGTTTGGAAGTATCCTTTGGGAGTTGCTAAAGCAATTAAAAAAGATTTTGCTAAAATTGCTATAGAAAATAATATACAAAGAGTTCAAACGTCAATTAGAAAAGATTTTCCACAAGGTTCAAGATTTGCTAAGTGGTTAGGTTTAGAACCAGAAGGTTTAATGAGAAAAGCAGGTTATGATGGTTCAGATCAATATAGATATGCGAGGATATTTTAATGAGTGTTGCACAAGCAATTACAATAGGAGCAACAGCTGTACAGATTAAACAGCAAAGTGCTATTGGTAAATATAATCAAAGAGTAGCAAATAGAAATGCAACTATTGCAGAACAAGAAGCAGGACAAATTGATAAACAAGCTGACTTTGACATTGCAAGATTTGACCAAAGGTTTAGACAATCAGTAGGTACAGTAGAAGTTGCGTTAGCAAAATCTGGTGTTGTAATGGATAGCGGTTCTGGAGCAAGAGTTACAGAATCTAATGCGTTAGAAGCAGAAATGAATAGAAAAATTACAAGATATAA